TATGGCAATTCAATTCACAGCAGCAGATCATAAATATTCAAGTCTAGATAATTCAGAACCAATAGAATGGATAAGCGTAACAAGCCTAATAAGCTTATTTAAGAAGCCATTTGATAAAGAAACACAAGCAGCTAAGTCTTCTAAAAATAAGAAGTCTAAGTGGTATGGCTTAGAACCACAGCAGATACTTGATGTATGGGAGACTAATAATAACCTAGCACTTGAACTAGGAACGTGGTATCATAATCAAAGAGAAGCAGATTTGCTTTCATGTGATACAATAGGTAGAGAAGGTCTTGACCTTACTATATTTAAACCTATTGAACAAGATGGAGTTAAGATAGCTCCAGATCAAAACTTAGTTGAGGGTATTTATCCTGAGCACATGGTATATCTAAAACCTGCAGGAATATGCGGGCAGGCAGATAGAATAGAAGTTATAAGAAACTTTGTAAATGTGCATGACTACAAAACCAATAAAGAAATACGTCAAGAGTCTTACAGAAACTGGCATGGGGAATCTGAAAGAATGCTTGCCCCTATATCACATCTTGATGACTGTAACTATATACATTATGCTTTACAGTTATCTATGTACATGTATATGATAATTAAGCATAATTCTAATCTTCTACCTGGAAAGATTATCTTAGAACATATAGTGTTTAAAAAAGAAGGTGAAGATATTTATGGTAATCCTATATATTTAAAAGACACAGAAGGTAATCCAGTTGTAGAAAAAGTCGTAACTTATGAGCTACCTTATTTAAGGAAAGAAGTAATGAATATTATAAAACATTTACAAGAGAATCCAGAGATAAGAAATAAAAAGAAATAGTATGACAATAAAACTATTTGAAGTAGAGAATGGCGTTGTTAAAGCTACAGAGCATTGTTATACAATTAAGTGGCTTAATGACATTATGATAAACTATCCAGACAACTATCTTAAGATATATGGGTATATATTCTACATGACTTGCCCTAATCCTGAACTAAACCCTTTCTTTAATGTTCCTGAAGATGATAAAGAGGACTTAGTTCTTGAGGCAGTAAATCTAGATATACCAGTAAACTCTGATTTAATATCTTTGGCTATTAGAAAATGCACTGAGCTGTACACTACACCTACCCTAAGAGCATACAGTGGTATATCTAAGATGCTTGATAAATTAAGTTATTATATGGAGACAGCTCCAATTACAGCAGGTAGAGATGGTAATATAAATTCATTACTGGCTGCTGCTAAAAACTTTCAGGCAATTAGAGAATCTTTTAAAGGCGTACTTAAAGACTTAGAAGCTGAACAAAGTAAAACATCCGTAAGAGGAGGACAAAACTTAGGATATGATCAGTTATAGTGAACCAGAATATGAAATACCTACATGGGATAGTGGAGAATGGACTGTATCTACATTTGATACTAGACAGGACTTCATTGATTTCTTAACTCCTTTATTTAAAGAACCAGGACAATATGAGTTTGATGAAACTTCATATATGTTTAATGAACAAGCTAGGTTATTTAAGGAAAATGGAGAAGTATACTGTACACATCAGTATATGACAAAAGACTTTATTAACTATTGGAATGACCAAAAGAATAAATGTAGAACAGGAGTCATATACAAAAACAATGGTAAAACTTGGTTTCTACCTAGGGATTACTATATGTGGCTTAACTTTCTTCCAATCTTTGATAAAGAAAAAAAGAACTTTGACTTTGCTTCTGTACGTGATGCACAGTACCACATGGCACTGTATGAGTGTTTAGCAGAACTTAACTACAAACATTGTAGTATTCTTAAGAAACGTCAGATAGCTTCTTCATACTACCATATGGGTAAGTTCATAAACCAGATATGGTTTGAACCAGGGGTTATTCTTAAACTAGGCGCATCTCTTAAAGACTACATTGGACTAGAAGGATCTTGGAAATTCTTAGATGAATATCGTGCATTTCTTAACTCTAAGACTGCATGGTATAGACCTATGAATCCAGGTAAAGTACTTACATGGCAGCAGAAGATTGAAGTAACAGAGAATGGTAGAAAACAAGAGAAAGGTCTCAAAGGAATGTTACAGGGCATGTCATTTGAGCAATCAGATACAAAAGGTGTAGGGGGTCCGTGCTCTTACTTCTTCTATGAAGAGGCAGGTATTGCTCCTACAATGAATAAAACCTTTGAATACTTAAGACCAGCCATGCAGTCTGGAGAAATAACTACTGGTCTGTTTATCTGTGCGGGATCTGTGGGTGATTTATCTCAATGTAAACCACTAGAAGAATTTACTATGCATCCTGATGCTAATGGTATGTATGGAGTAGAAACAGATCTTATAGATGATACAGGAGTAAGAGGGCGTACAGCACTTTTTATACCTGAGCATTGGTCTATGCCTCCTTATATGGATGAGTATGGTAATTCACTTATCAAAGAGGCACTTAAAGCTATTGAGACTATACGTGAGGAATGGAAGAAAAATCTTTCTCCAGAAATATATAGGTTACGTATATCTCAGCATCCAATAAATATTAAAGAAGCATTTGCTTTCCGTGATGAATCTATCTTTCCTCTTTTACTTGTTGCTGCACAAAAGAAGCGGGTAGAAGATAAAGAGTTTCCTTATGAGCATCTAGAACTAGAAAGATCTATTACAGGAGCTATTACTGCAAAGATGTCACGTAGATTACCTATAATGGAATTTCCTGTAGATAAGAAACGTGAGGACAAAAGAGGAGTACTTGTAGTATATGAAAGACCTATAGATAATGCAAAGTGGGGAGCATACTATGCGTCTATTGACCCCGTTGGTGAAGGTAAAACAACTACCTCAGAATCACTGTGTTCTATCTATGTATACAAGACTCCTACAGAAGTTACTAGAATAACAGACAAAGGAGTTGAGAATCTAGCAGAAGGAGATAAGATAGTTGCATCATGGTGTGGGCGTTATGATGACATATCTAAAACACATGAACAACTAGAGCTTATCATAGAATGGTACAACGCATGGACTATAGTAGAAAATAACGTCTCTCTATTTATTCAATACATGATAGAGAAGAGAAAACAAAAGTATCTTGTACCTAAGAATCAAATAGTATTCTTAAAAGACTTAGGAGCTAATAAAACTGTTTACTCAGATTATGGTTGGAAAAACACAGGAACTATATTTAAAACTCACTTGCTAAGTTATCTAATAGGCTGGCTTAGTGAAGAGGTAGACCAAGAAACAGATGCTGATGGAACTGTACTTTCTGTAACATATGGTATAGAAAGAATAACAGATTATATGGCACTTGTAGAAATGGAACAGTACAGACCAGGTGTCAACGTGGATAGATTAGTTTCACTAGCAGCACTAATTGCATTTGCAAAAGTACAGCAATCTAATAGAGGATTTACTAAACGTGTTGATGATGTGAGGACTAAAAACTTGCAAAAGTCAGAAAATTTATATAAATTAAATAATAGCCCCTTCAGGCATATGGGTAAGGCAAGAGGGAGAAGCACACAAAACAGATTACCTAGGATACCATATAGAAGATTAAAATAGATGGAAATTTTAAATGCACTTCAATTAAAAAAGGGTAAAAGAGCTGAATATAATCGTTTAGGTAATATTACTCAACCCTTACAATTTTTACCAGCTAAGGAAAAAGATGATGATTGGTCAGCATGGAATATGGACTGGTTAGAGTGGCAAGGACTCAAGCACATCCGTAGAAATGCTAGAAGGCTCATGAAGAACTATAAGCTGGCTAAAGGTATTATAGACAAAACAGATTATCTTATTGAAGAAGATAATGAGTATAGAGATATTGTAGATACACTAGCTAGAGAAGAACTTGGTGCAATGGAACTTAAGTTTTATCCTATTGTACCTAGTGTAATTAAAGTACTTACAGCTGAGTTTGCTAAAAGAAATACTCGTGTAAACTTTAGAGCAGTAGATGAGTACACTTATAATGAAATTATGGAATCTAAAAGAGCGGACATTGAAGATGCTCTTGTAAAAATGGCTGAGCAAAAAATGGCCATGAAGATGATTGAAATGGGTGCTGATCCTAATGACCCAGAGGTTAAAGAAAAAATGTCTCCTGAAAATATTAAATCACTTCCTGAAATACAACAATTCTATTCTAAGAGTTATGTAAGTATGGCAGAGCAGTGGGCTTCTAAGCAGCATCTAATTGATGAAGAAAGATTCATGATGGATGAATTAGAAGAAAGAGCTTTTGAAGATGTACTTATTACAGATAGAGAGTTCTGGCATTTTAAAATGTATGAGGATGACTATGATCTTGAATTATGGAATCCTGTACTTACATTCTACCATAAGTCTCCAGATGTAAGATATATATCTCAAGGTAACTGGGTAGGTAAAATAGAAATGATGACAGCATCTGATATCATAGATAAATATGGTTGGGTAATGTCACAGGAACAGTTGGAGTCTATTGAGGCTATCTATCCTGTGAGATCTGCAGGTTATCCTATACAAGGTTATCAGAATGATGGTACATACTATGATGCAACAAGATCACATGACTGGAACGTAAACAGACCTTCATTAGAGTATCGTCAGTTTACTTCTATGTATGACAACTTTGTATACAATGGAGGTGATATCATTAACTGGATCATGGGTG